CGAACGTTCCCTGTGTCAAAATCCCCATCCATTGAATTCTGCAATGGGGTACGCTCGAAATGCTTCATGCCGTTAGGCACATCTGTGGTCAAGAACCATGCATTAACGTCTGTCAAGAAGTGATTCATTACATATCCTTCGGATATTGAACCATTGTTCTCTAGGGCGTTGATGTCATTGTTGTTTGTACCAACACGCAGTTTTGTCTCTAGCAAACGGGTTGCTACGAACTGGAGTGAAGGAGGAACAATCAACTTCTTGGGTTTAGCTGCGATCAAAAGACCACGCTCGTCCGTCCAAGCGGCGATCTGAATGACTGCGCTCTCAAGAGAGGTTTCATTCAAGTCAGCTTGAGTGGTAGGAGTATTGGCATTAGTACCGCCAGATACCAAGGGATGTGATGCGCTGAACAAAGAAACACCGTCACCACCAAGGTAGCTAGATGAGAAGCCATTGTTCAATACAGCAGCAGCTTTAACCTGCTTGGTATAAGCCATAGCACGGGCCAAACCCTTTGTATAACGAGCGGCTAGGCTGTCATACAAGTTATCTTCAATCGCCTCTTCGGTGATTGAGAAACCAAGGGCAATGGTTTCGTGGTTATAGCGAGTTGTCCATGCCTCTTGAGCATTGTCATAAGCGATGGCTGAACCCTCGCCTTTGACTGGTGCTGCGGAGAAGCCAGACAGTTTAGTTTCTTCTTCAAAAGAACGCTCGGAAGTTTCGGTTTCATAAATTTCTTTATGTTCCTCACCATAACGTGCGTACTCAAGGCCGAACAATGCGTTCAAACCGGGAAGGAGTTCTTTTAATAGTTGCGCTCTTGAAATTGCCATTTTAAATTACTCCTTAAACACCAGTGGTGTCAGTATATTGATGCAAGTTGAACTTGACCAAAAATTCGTAATAAGTCGTGGCAGCAACACCAGCTTGGCCAGTAGCTGTATCAGGCACAACGTCTATTACACGAACGGGCAATGTATTAGTGGTGTTAGCGGATGTGCCGTCAATACCATAATAAGAATCGCCTGTGGTGGTGCTACCTGTAGCAACAGAAATTGCNACGTTAGNACCAACGATTGCACGGGTAAATGCGGTAGGAGCCGTAGTTTGACCGTTTGTAGCAACCACTTTGAAGACTGCGTTAGGATCATCCACAACATAGGCAAAAGCCATTGCTGTAGAAGTTGATGCATTAGCTGGATAGTATTGGCCCTGAACGGTTTGACCGTTAGAGTTTACATACTGACATCCAACCAAAACACCTACGCTGTCGCCAGAGTTGGTAGTGGTTTTAGCAATAATGTTGCCGCTTGTGTCAATAGCAACAGTATCACCATTCAAAATCGCTGTAGCATAAGCTGGCGATACGGGGATTTGACGGATCGCTCCGGCGTAAGGAAGACCATCCAGTCTGTTGACTGGTTTAAATCCATACGTCTTGCTGACGGTGGGGTAAGCCATTTAAGGACTCCTTGATTAATTAAGAACCTGAGCCAAATGTGACCTTTGAAGACTTCTCTCTAAAGAGAGGCATTCTTGGGTCGCTGTTTCTCATGAATGTGTTGTCTACTGACTCCATTTGAGCTTTGTTTTGCGAGTTGTAATAAGCATCCCGCTGTTTCATAAACTCCTCTGGAATCCTGCAAAGCAACAATCCACCTACTTCGATATTGCCTTTAAACTGGCCGCTTTGAGATGCCATCACCATTAGTTCTGGATATTCATCCGCTTTCACGGGTTCCCATCCTTCTCTAAGTTTAGAAGAAATGTTCTGAGGATCGTCTTTACCCATCATGGCGATACGAATGTATCGATGTGTCCAACCCGGTCTTGGGTCAGGCATGGGTAGAATCTCAGGCGCTCTCCACGATTGAGGACGTTGAAATTGAGTGCGTGACTCGGTGTCACGGCTTGCACGATTATCAGCCATTGTTATTTCTCCTTAGTTGAGCAACCTCACGAGCGTAGCGTTCCAATGGAATGCCCAATCGCTTGGCAATGTTTACCTCTGACGCAGACAATGTGATCTTTTTGGGGGCCACACTTCTGGACGCAGAAGCGACATTTGATCTAGGGCGCTGCCTCGTATCAGCGGTTTCCTCAGACTCAAACTTATCTGGGAAAACTTGACGAATTCGACTATCTAAACGTTGATAGTATTCATCACTCTGCGGGTCAACGCCCGAATTAACCAGCTTTGTATGCACCGCTAGGGCCAAGCTGGTCATTTCCTCATCCTGTCCAAACCAATCGTTGTTACGTTGCCAACTTTGGGCTTTAGGATCTGCCTGCGGGTGACTAGGTTGTACTACTTTTGGAGCAGGTTGTAAAGGGGTGGGCCTAAAATTGTTAACTTTCTCAGCTCTTAGGGCTGCGTTGGTTAATTCNTTTTGAGCTTTTAGCAACGCTTCAGCGTCTCCATCTTCGTAAGCCTTCTTGTAAAGACGTTCCGCATCAGCCATTTCGCTGTTTACATTGCGTTTTGCTTGGTCAATAAAGGCCGTTTGGCTGACATTTACGGTGCTTTTTAGCCGTTCATTCTCTTCATAAACAGCTTTTGCAAGGTTTAAAGCCTCTTCCCGCTCACGTAAAGCAGCCTCTTTTTGCCGTCTTTCTTCGTGATAACCCTTGGCAAACTCCCTTACTTTCTGGCTTTGTTGCTTTTTGGTATAACCTTCTAGTTCCTCATCCGTGGGTTCTACGGGTGGTGAGGTCATAGGTTTTCTATTGCGATCCGCTTCTGGCGTATCGTCAACAATCTCGATTTCGGGTTCTGGTTCTACAACCTTACTGCCTAAACGAGTGGGTTTTTCATCCGCCTCATCGGGGAATGTGAATTCAACTTGGTCTGTCATAGTGCCTCCTTATGATGCTCTGCTGATACCACGGGGATCTTGAACCACGGCCTCGACAGAATCATCGTTGATGATCCTGAATTCTTTGCCATGAATCTTGAGTCGTGTACCTGTATTGGGACGGACGATAACGAAATCGCCTACCTTACAGGATGGGCCAGATGGGAATCTGGTTGCGTCTTTGTAAGCATCTGGGCCTAGCTTTACCACAAATAGAACAGGGCTTAAGACCTCTTCATAATGGATAGATTGGCTTGACTTAACAATACCGCTTTCATATTCCTCATCAATCTCGGGTAAGACTGTCAGAATTTGAAAACGAACTGGGTCAGGCAATTGTTTTGCCTTGTCTTCTGCGTTGTCAGGAAGGGTTGTCGTTACCTCTCCATCGCTGATTAAAAGATCACTCATCGTCTATTTGCTCCATTTTTCGTAAGAGGTCATTGATTAAGTTCTGTGCGTACAAGAGACCCCTAATCTGGCCGCACATATCTCGGTAAGCGGGGAAGTCCGAAGCTCCCCCGTCACCTAGACTCATTGAGAGGGAACGTTCCTTCTCTCTTAATTCGGTTAGCAAATGNTTGAGTATCTTTTCTTCCATTATTTACCTCGTTTAAACAGATCAGTCTGCACCTTTTGGTTGGCTTGNCTTGCCTGCTCTTGGAGTTTCATGATCTCCATTTGCATCATTTGCTGGTCTTTTTTCAACTGAACTTCAGCTTGAGACTGAACCCGTTGTGATTCAGACTGCGCTTGGAGCTGATTTCTCTGCTGNTCGATCTGCATTCTTTGTTGTTCCAATTGGAGTTTTGCTTGCGCCAATTGGGTGTCAGCTTGCATTTTTTGGGATCTAGATTGCAATTCCTGCTGTTTAAGCTGGAGTTCTTGTTGCTGCATTTGGATCAAAGGATCTTGTGCTTGCTGTTGGGCTTGGGCCTGCGAGGCTTTGGATTGGTTTAGCTGTAGAAGCTGGGTACTTGCCTGAGCAACCAACCTGGACAACTGCACCTCGGTCTCGGGTGGCATTTCTTCATTGGGCGCTGGCAAAGCCACACCAACTTGCTCTTCCAACTGCTTCCTGTATTGGAATGCCAGATGTTCTGCTATATGAGCCATAACCGCAGCTTGCATTTGTTGAGCCATTGGGTTTTGGCCTATCTGGGCTGCAATTGATGGATCTCGCATAAAAGTGGTATGCACAGCAATATGGGCATCATGGTCTTGGAAGATGAAGGCTTTGGTGGGTTTTCCGTTGAGGAATCCCATGTTTTCACTGACCGGGTCGATGGGCTTCTCGTCATCTTCCGTCAAAACAAGTTTCTCGCCGTTCTTAACCCCAAGAACTTCTATCATTTGCCTATGTAGATTGGGTAGGTTATAGATCTGCGGTGCGCCCTGAGCCAATTGCATGATGGCTTGGTACTGCATGATCCTCTGCGCCATTGTGGAGGAATTGGGGTCGGACACTGGGATTACATCCACCATGTCATAATCTTCCCGGCTGGCAAAATGATCGCCTTTTTCGGGATCAAACTCCTCCTTGCTGGGTGCATACTCAGCAATGATGTTCTTCAAGAGCTTGAACTCTTGCTTCATTGAGTAATGAACACGAGCCTGCACGGCAGACATGGTCTTGAGGGTACGCTCTAAAAGAGCCAAAGTTGTACCCACTGGGGCGTTGGCCGACATATCGGAAATCTGAAGATCTCCTATGGAACCCAATCTACGGCCTTCATCGGTGATCTGATTTAACAGAGTCAACAAGGTCGCAGACGGCTCCTTATATGGTAGCGGCATGATATTGTCTTTAATCGCCCCGCTGGGAACATCCACATCTCTAAATTCACCGGGAGCGATTGGGGTGTCATCACCCTTGATTCTTGCGCCACGGGTCTTAAGTCCGCCGGGCAAATTGGACAATGTCCCTGAGTCAACCAATTGACGAATAAGAGAAGTGCCAGCCCTAGCATAACCACCAATAATATGAATAAGACCCAAGCCATAAAAGCCAAAACCTGGGATATAGCAATAATCAACAAAATGCTGGCGGCTGAGTTTCTTCTCATCATCTTCCTCCCAGTTGCGGTAAATGGATAAAACCTTACCTGTACCACGATCTATGGTAATAACATAAGGAACTGCAATGCCTGATGGCTCTCCCTCATCATCCAGCTCTTCTAATCCATCGATGTCCCAGTCTGTGCATATCTCAAGGAACTGATAGCGATCATCATCAAGAGCTTTGTAGCCTTGCTGGTTGGCTTTCTTCTTTTCAATATCGGACATGATATTGACAGGCTCGCCAAGGTCAACATCTCGGTAGAAACCCGTGGCTTGTAGCTTCCTGAGTTCATTCTTGGTTTTCCTCATGACATGGGTAACACGCTCACAAGTCCTGAGACTTGAAGCGCCGTATGGGACAATGATGTCTTCTGCGGTGACATAGATAGAGGTTCCTCTACCCAGTACAGGATCATCATAAACCTTCTTAAANCCAGACCCGGCCAAGCCTAAACCAAATAACATCCGCTCATGTTCCGGTCTGTATTCCGGCATTTTCTCGGTAATTTTGTAGTTCATGTCTTCTTCAACACGACTTGCTGCGGTTTCCTTTTCCTTGGTGGATGTTCCAAAGATTTCAGTCTTGACAGGCCCGGCCGCAGGGAATGATTCCATAATAGACTCGGCTTGGAATCTAATAGCAGCTTCGGTTAGAACTGTTGAATAAACCCCGCAGGCTCCATTCCAAGGCTCAGTACGCTCTTCATACTTAAGACCCAGCACCTCTAAGCCCTTGACATAAGACTCAGCCCATTCTGAACGGCTATTGATGTCTGCATCTACCAGAGCGATAAGCTCTGAACCAATGGAAGACAAAGTCCTGTCATCTAGAACTTCGGCTAAGTTTTGGTAGAAATCCCCACCCAAGTCCTGCCCAGCTTCTAGGGTTATTTCTACATCCCCTGTGTTGATAGAAACTGCGTCTGGATTGTCAATCTCAATCTCTAAATCCGGTTCTGCGGCGATGCCTTGTGAATATAAAGNTTTGTCAATAGTCATTAGTAATACTCCAATTTACGTCTGTGGTAGATAGGTTCATCTTCCTCATCTGAGTCGATGGTGATAAACCCTCCTTGTCTGAAACGCAACAAAGCTTGAGAACTTGAGTCAACCAAGTCATCATGGTCTCCGTTGGGGAATGCGGCTAGTTCTTCCATGACCTCATCGGCCCATCTTGTGTCTGGACACCATACTGCGCCGGATGCAAACAAGTCGGATATTGCGTTTACACGTGCTATCTTATCGCTTCCTTTGCTCGGTGTATACTCAGAAAGCGGTATGCCCATCTTTCTCAATTCATAGATTAACGGCGCTCCTGCGGCTTTCTTTTCAACAATCAAGGTATCTGGGTTCCACTGTTTAAACATCTCAAGAGCCTTCTTCTTAAGATCTGGGAACTCCATCCTTTCCTTGAATGCATCCAACATGATGATATTGGCCTTGGAAACGCCTTGGGCGTTGGGATGATAGAACACCCCCCACGTTGTACATGCTGAATAATCAGCCCTATTGTTCTTTTCAAAGGCCGTGTCCCAGCTTTGGATCAAATAATCGCAGGCCGGAGGAACTTCATCAGGCCATATCTTCCACATATCCCGCTTAATGATCGCACCTTC